GCACCGCGCAGAGCTATCACGGCAATCTGTACCTGGATGAATATTTCTGGATCCCGAAGTTTCAGGAACTGCAGAAAGTGGCGTCCGGCATGGCGCTGCACAAGAAGTGGCGCGAAACCTACTTTTCTACCCCGTCCAGCCTCACCCACAGCGCCTATCCGTTCTGGTCCGGTTCGCAGTTCAACAAGGGCCGGGCCAAAGCGGACAGGGTTGATATCGACCTCAGCCATCAGTCACTGGCCGCCGGGCGCCTCTGCGAAGACGGCCAGTTTCGCCAGATTGTCACGGTTGAAGATGCCGTGCGCGGCGGCTGTGACCTGTTTGACCTGGAGCAGCTGCGCACGCGCTACAGCCCGGAGGACTATCAGAACCTGCTGATGTGCGTGTTCATGGACGATCTGGCGTCAGTGTTCCAGCTGGCCATGCTGCAGAAGTGCATGGTGGACAGCTGGGAAGTCTGGATCGACTTTGAGGCGCTGGCCTTGCGACCGTTCGGCTGGAAAGAAGTATGGATTGGTTACGACCCGGCGAAGGGAACGCAGAACGGCGACAGCGCCGGGTGCGTGGTCATGGCTCCGCCGGCCGTGCCGGGCGGTAAGTTCCGCATCCTTGAGCGGCACCAGTGGCGCGGCATGGACTTCCGGGCGCAGGCCGACGCCATCAGGACGCTGACGCAGCAGTATAACGTGACCTATATCGGGATCGACTCCACCGGCGTCGGGCTGGGCGTTTACGAAAACGTCAAAGCCTTCTTTCCGCAGGTGAAAGAATTTGTCTATAACCCGAACGTGAAAAACGCCCTGGTGCTTAAGGCTTACGACACCATCGCCAGCGGGCGGCTGGAGTTTGACGCCAGCCACCTCGACATCGCGCAGTCATTCATGTCTATCCGCAAGGCCACCACGACCAGCGGCAACCGACCGACCTATGAAACCAGCCGCAGTGAGGAAGTCAGCCACGGTGATTTAGCCTGGGCGACCATGCACGCGCTGGCAAACGAGCCGCTGCAGGGACAGGCGGCACACACCCAGAACATTGTGGAGATTTACTGATGAGCAAACGCAGGAACCGCACCCGCACGCAGCCCGTGCCGCAGCCGGATAACATGACCAGCGGGGCAGCGTCGGAGGCGTTTACCTTTGGCGACCCGATCCCGGTACTGGACCGCCGCGAACTGCTGGATTACGTGGAGTGCGTTATCAATGATCGCTGGTATGAACCACCCGTGAGCGTTGACGGGCTGGCGCGCACGTTCCGTGCCGCCGTGCATCACAGCTCACCCATCAGCGTGAAGTGCAATATTCTGGCGAGTACCTTTATTCCGCATCCCCTGCTGAGTCAGCAGGCGTTCAGCCGCTTTGCGCTGGATTACCTGATTTTCGGTAATGCCTACTTGGAGAAGCGGACCAGCCGCCTGGGTAACGTGCTGAAGCTGGAACCGTCGCTGGCGAAGTTCACCCGTCGCGGCCTCGACCTGGACACATATTGGTATGCGCACTATGGCATCAGCGCGGAGCCTTACGAATTTGAGAAGGGCAGCGTCTTCCACCTGATGGAGCCGGACATCAATCAGGAGATTTACGGCCTGCCGGGCTATCTGTCGGCTATACCGTCGGCGCTGCTCAATGAGTCGGCTACGCTGTTCCGCCGCAAGTATTACCTGAACGGCAGCCATGCAGGTTTTATCATGTACATGACCGACCCGGCGCAGAGCCAGCAGGACGTGGACAATATCCGCGGTGCCATGAAAAGTGCGAAAGGGCCGGGCAACTTCCGTAACCTGTTTATGTACAGCCCGAACGGAAAAAAGGACGGCATCCAGATTATCCCGCTTTCTGAGGTGGCGGCGAAGGATGAATTCCTTAATATTAAGAACGTAAGCCGTGATGACATGATGGCAGCGCACCGCGTTCCGCCTCAGATGATGGGGATCATTCCAAATAATACAGGAGGTTTTGGAGATATAGAAAAAGCTGCAAAAGTATTTTTTAAAAACGAAATAATACCTTTGCAGCAACAAATTTTAGCTATAAACAGTTGGCTTGATCAAAAAATAATTTCGTTTAAAGAGTATAACTTAGACTAATAATAGCAAGGCCGATAATAAACTGGCCTTGCTTGAAGAAGTATTTAAATTCAATCAAACATTGTATTGATCAAAATACATTGCTGGCAACCTACAATATCTGCAGCCTTTAAGAAATCAGTTTGATTTATCATTACCGCGTTGCTGGAGCCTGAAAACTGTAACTGTCCAAAGACTCCCAATACCGATTTCTTGGTATAATATTTAGACTTACCTGAATAAGCCTCAACGCCTTCATTAAAAATAAATCGTTTTGTTCTCTCCTCGTCAAGGCGGTTGCTAACAAGGAAAGTCTCAATAGATGATTTAAGAGAGGTAACTTTATTATCAAAATGACTCAAAAGAAGGTCTTCAAGTGTTCCTTTATCCGCCTGATCACCATGGAAAATATAGCCTCCCCATTCGATACCCTCAAACGTAACAACCTTACCATTCGAAAGCTCAACAGACTCATCTAGACCAACCTCTCCGTGAATTTCAGATAACCTATCCCTTACTCCTATATCATCCGCATCAAAAAAGTACAAAAACCTATAAGGAATTTGAATGCTGAAATCATCATCACCAGATAAATCCCTATACATTTTTATCAATTTCTTACGTTCTTTAACTCTTCCGTCACCATTCAAATTGTGGACAAAAACCAATCGACCATCTTTTTCAAAACTTACTGATGGTAAGTTTGGACCGGGCGCCTGAAAGCCTAATTTTCTATCCGGCACCCTTACTTCAGTTAGTTCAACTTCAAATCTTTTATTAAATGGCTCAGGTAATTGACCAATCTTTTTGTCCTGAATAGAAAATCCATTAACTAAAAGCACTCTGCTTAAAAAAGCGACGTCATGTTGTCCTTCACAGATAGCAACAATGACTTTCTCATATGATTTATCAGCCATTAAATTACCCTCTAATATCAAGATCAACATTCTTAACTAAATAGCCAAATCGATCGCCTTCAGCACTTTTTACTTGGACTTTGCCATCTTTTTTGCTCAACTGGAAACCAGTGATATCCTCATTCTTATAACCATTTTCCAAAAATGCCGATATACACTCACCAGAATGCGAGGTTAAAAACAGCTGAACATTAAACTTCTCAGATAACTCTTGTGTAAATCTAGTAAATTGTAGTAGCAAACTATAATGTATCGCAGTTTCAAATTCATCAATGAATAGAACACCATTTCGGCATGCAGCAAAAGATAAAGCAATATAGAATATACGCTGAATTCCTTCACCATATGAGGTTAGATCAAAATTCCTATCAATGTCGAACGAAGACTCGACAATAAATCGTTTTAGATCCATATCCTCGGTAAATCTAACATCCTTAATAGTCGGCTCTATTTTGTTGAGGAAATCAACAACCAAACTTATTGCGGACCTAATTTCTTCATTCTTTTCCGCTTCTTTTGATATTAAATTAGCACCTAAACTTTTATTATAATCCTTTAATAATTCATCAATATCGTAAAAATAAGGGCTTTTAAAAGATGATGAACAAAGGTGAGAAACTTGGTCCGCATTTCTACGCATGCGCTCATGCATGAATGTATGGACTGTATTACTTACAGATTCACCATCAACACTAGAATTTAGTTTGTAGGAAGCAATGTAATCATCCTGCTTGTCGATAGAAGCATCATCATATTTCAACATTTCAACTGACACACTACAATTATCGAACTCACCTTTAATATCTATTTTATCTTGGAAGAGAGCATTTAATAATGTAGGCGTTAAAGTATTAATTTTGTTTTTTTGGCGAATTAAATTAAAGTGCGAAGATATGTCATTTCTTTGGGTAAGAAGGTAGATTGCCTCGAGAAGTGAAGTTTTACCTGCATTGTTAAAGCCAGCAATGATATTTATTTTATTGAATTTATCAAGCTTGAATTTTTTGAAAAACTTGTACTTTTCTATATTAACTGATTTAAAATGGTCTCTTACTCCATATTCAAAATTAGTAGTAAAATTACCATCCTCAATGTTAATAGAACTTTGTTTAGGTATGATCTGTATTAACTGCTCCTTAGCTTCATCAAGGAATCTAGAATCCTCATGAGCAATTAGATTCCTGTAAAGGTTCAAATCCTTCAAAGAGTCTCCAAGTTTATTCAAAGCAGTCTTATATATTTGTTGGTTGACAGAACCGCTTGAGACCAAACCTCTCGCGAGGCTTCTTTCATCCTCCATGACTTTAATTGCGTCATCGTTATTTATAAAAAGCGCTAAATCACGAATTTCTAATGATTTAGTAATGATAGGGTCAAACTCAATATATTCACCTTCATTTACATCATCATCACCATCATCCCCCAAGATATCAGGTTCTACATATTCTTCGGTTTTTGATATCCATGAAAATAGTCTATTTAGATTTGTGAGATCACGTGCATAATAGCCATTGTCGTTCCAATCAAGCCACGATTTAATAACGGGTTTCTTTATTATCTCCTCAAATATTCCGAACATATTTGGATCGAACTGCTCACCATATTCACTATTCTTATAGGAATTGATCATGTTATAAACTCGTAACATAGAACGCAAACGAGTTTTTGATATACCCAAAGAGTTAATCAATTCATCTTCTTTAGCTAAATATTCATCACGGGTTTTATCTTCATATGGTTTTAGAAAATCGTACAAAAGCTTAGATTGGTTAAATGTTGACCACTTTTTGTTTCCACTAATATGTTTTAAACCCATAACAATTAAATGTTTTTCAACATCATCGTTATCATGTATTTCAAACGGGACACTTCTAAAGATTGCAGGATCAAGTTTCCCAATATCAAACCCCTTTTCATGGGCCTCTTGTAAAGCTTTTAGAGCTGTGACACGACGATTACCTTCTAAAACCAAATAATTATTATTGCCTAAATCCTTAACTTGTATGATGTCAACATCAAGAAACCCATTTGCTTTAAAACTCGCAATTAAATCTCTAATGTTTTCCTGTCTATTACCCTCAATAAAAACTCGCGTTCTACGTTGAATAGTAGAGTCTAATAGATCCTTATCAGACACTGGCTTATGTTGATCGTTATCAACAAAACGATAGTTATTAGGATCTAAAAAAAGGTTTTTTAGATTTTTGCTAATTCGGGCGCGAATTGGCTCAATATTCATACATCGCCTTAGTAAGTTCCAAGTACAGGTTAGAGTATTGGATTAAACTACACTCGACAAAACTTGTCTAATGACACTTAGCGCGCGCTCGTAGCCCCGCCACGCCTGCCCGCTTTATGCTGCGGTTTTCATGCAGGTGCATGACATAAACGAAAGCCCGCCAGTACTGGCGGGCCGAAGGGTAAACGATCCTTTTGGGATCATGCGGATTCATGCAGCATAGACATGCACTCACCTGCAAAGAGTCAGAACAGGGGCAGGTTGTTATCTGGCTCAGTGATTTTCGGATCGACCGTAACAGGATTCTTTAGCGCCTGCAGATAAAGCAGACCCTGAGAAAGAGAGACGGGAGAAGAAATCTCAAGCCAGAAAACACCATCATAAGTCCGGCCTAACCAGAAGCCGCCGCCGTTCTCTTTTGGCCGCTGAAAGAAAACTAATCCGCCAGGCGCATAATCAATCAGGCTTTCGCCCCGGTAAACTACCTGGTAATTCGAATCGCTTCCGGCCATAGCCTAACGCCTCGTGGGACTCGTTGTTCAACCTTGCCAGTGCCAAAAATAAATTTTGTCACCAGCAACGTTATCAATATGCCTGGCTGCGGACTCACGCTACTCCGCAGCGTAAAAAATCTCATCATCGGGGACTTTTTCGCAGCTAGAATAAGCTAACTCAGCGATGATACTCATCGCCAGTTTCATGTCAGATTGCTTGCAATTTGCTATAAGCGACACCTCAGCAATGAACTGAACGCAAGCCATCTTACGGTTTATAGGTGCCAAATCTTGAGTGTCCATCTTACCCTCCCTTAACTCTAAAGACTGTATAACCATACAGTAGTAGATGCGTTAAGAAATGTGAAATGTTTTTTCCTTCAATCGGTCCTAATCTGAAAATGAAAACTGCAATTTCCAGTGATCCCAAGCCGTTATTTTGATTGGATAAAGCGTGTACTACCTGCCGTTAGCGGCTTCGCTTATGCCAGCTTTATTAGTTCAGATCCACTGACGCCACTTATCATCTTCCTGCAGCCGTCCGTTCTGATAAAAAATGCGCATACCTGCACCAGAATTAAGGCTCCCACCGGACAGAAGCAGGTTTATTTCTTTTTCTTCCCCGGTAAATCCTCTCACCTGCAGTTCTGCAACCAGAAGCGCCCGCTGATCATCGTCAATTTCCTGCTTATAACTCTGTTTCTGGCGCGGCTTCACCTCCCGGAGACGCGCCAGCAGATCACGGCGCTGTTTTCTTGTCATATTGTTGAAATCTGTCGGACCATACACAGGTGTTTCGCCCGACCCTACAGGTTCAACTGATACCGGCTCACCCCCTGAAATGTTTAGTTTTTCATCAGGGGGACAGTTATTGCCACGAGTCCAAGGGGCGCAAGCGCCCTGGTCGGCTGTCGCCTCCTGAACGTCAACGGCCTTACGGACCATTTTCCACTTTGTTGCGTGCGTGCAGATGCGTCCCGCCACTAACGGGGACCAGATGCCATAAATGCGGGTACCGTGATCGCCGTAAGGGGTCGGCTCGTCGTTAAGCTCATAAGCTGTTCTGACGATGTGATGTTTGCGCGGAACAAGCACGCCGCCCTGTTTCATGATGTAGGTGGCGAAGCAGCCCACATCTGCAGCGGCCAGCACGGCGTCCAGCTGCGCGTTTTCAAGTACCGGCGCACCGGCCTTTTTATCGCTCTGATTTCTCAGCGCCTGACCGGCAAGCAGGCGCAGTTCCCGGTAAGCCTGACGGCCCGGAATGCCAAAGAAGCGGAACTGCTGAACGCGATGAAGTGACGCCC